TTCTTTCAACAACTTATCCATCTCCTTTATTGGTTCGTTGTCCTTGGAGTCGTCCGAAAATGTCGGCACTTCAGGAACCTTTAACGACATCGCACTGCTAAATTCTTCTTCGCGAGACTTCAGGTCGCGTTCAAATTTGGATTTCTTGTCGTCGTGTATTTCTTCGTAAGTAATCAACTCCTTTATGGGAGACTCGTTCAAAATCTTAATTTGCTTCGGTTTGTTTTCTTGATAATTGGTTTTAATATAATTAATCAATAACATAATGTATTTTTTATTCAACTGAACCAAACTATCCGTCTTACCCTTTTCAGTTTCATAAAAACCCTTTATATTCGACGAAAATACAGACGCTATTTTTTCCTGAAAATCTGGCGTAAATTTTTTAATATTCACCTCGTCGCTTATCACGTCCCAAATGGTGCTTACGTTATCTCTGTTTAAAAAATTATTCATATATAAATATATAAAATTATATGTTTATATGTTTTTCTTTTTTGTTTTATTATTCACAGCGACTCGTTAAAATAAATCTTCCTAAATTTATTTACGGCATCGTCGCTTATTATGTGCGTTTTTAAATAATGCTCACTCGTTTTATCCTTCAACATATGTATGATAAAATACAACGAATATATACCACATTCGGTATTTCCGCGCTGATGTTCGACCCCTTTGGTATCGTCTATCTTAAAATTTATTTTATCTTCTAATTGCATTCCTTGTTCCTTAATTCGATTAATTAATACTCTTACTTGAGGAGGCATATCATCTCCGGTGCTGTCAAAAAACAAAATTTGACCCTTCTTAATATTGATGAACAACGATATCCAATGCTCTCCCCCCTTGTCGTGTGGGTCAGTATTAAATATTATGCCTATTTTTGTTTTATTTCGTTTCAGTTGGTCTTTTAAACTAAAATTACATAACTCGTCCCACACACATTCCCCATATAACATCCTCGTATCGAAATCTATGGGACTTGGACCGATGAAATCAAAACATTTATACGCACGTTCGTATTGTTTCATTACGTCCATAATGTCAACGCTCGACAACCATTCGTTTGGATTTTTCTTCCATTCTTTCGGCGAAACCGGCGCAAAGGTTTCGTCAATCATTTCCTTTTTAATTTTCCCAAAATCTCCGTATTGCTTTATCCAACACGACTCTTTATTGCACGTCCCGCTTAACTTCTCGCTTATTTGGCGATGTATTTCCTTTGCTGAATTTGTCATTATTTTTGCGTCTGGATGACGGTCGTTCCATAACCCTCGCAATTTATATAAAGATTTGTTTGTATAACACGAAAACTCGTTTATTTCGTGTTTATCTTTTGGACTACAATTCACCTTTTCCAATTTTATTGTCTTATTATGTTTTTTGGGGACACGATTGGATTTTGTGTTATTATATTTGGACGCATCGCTCTTCGTTCGTTTAGCATCGCTCTTCGTTCGTTTAGTCCCCCCTTTTCGTTTTTTCATTTTTAACGAACGAGGTATATTCAACGAATTCTTAATTTTTGTCGCATCTAAATATTTGGTTTTTCTCTCTCGCCGAGTCCTCATACTATATATTGTATATATTTTTAAATATACAAAATATAATTAACTTTACTAATGAGTTCAATTGGATTGTTTGGTTAAATCTTTCACTTGACATCTAGTACTATTGTTAAAAATTCCCGCGCCTAATACGTCGGCATTCGGGTTTGGGTTAAAAGGACTAAAACTGTCGGTTTGAAACAATAAATCGTGCGGACTCGGTTGTTTAACCGACTTGAATGTATAATCGTACAAATCACTCGTGCTGTTTGGAACATATACCGATTGACTACATTTTTGAAGCGCGTATACCTGGTTTCTAAGTTCGGATTCTAAATTGATATTCGATGAAAAACCAGACCAAGGAGCCATATCATTACCAGGATTAAACGTCTTGTTTACGTTATATGTCGGCACTTGCTTCATCGGCACGTCTATTTTCTTTCGGGGGTCCACTATCGGAAAATAAGAGTATTTTGTCATTACGGGACGGACATTTATGTATGGTTGAAGAACTGAACTTGGAATGTTTCTATCGTATATTCGTTGGTTGGTTTGTTTTTGAATGGTTGACACACATTCTTGCGATTTATTAGTTGAAGTATTCATATCTATATATATTACATATTATTATTTCATTATATACTAAATACATTTCATTTTATTTGTTGTCTAACTGTCGCCCCCCCCAACCATTAAAACTTACTAACTGCCACCAACCATTAAAACTTTATTAATTAATTTAATTAATTTAATTAAGTTAATTAAGTAATAAAAAAATTGAGATCAAATTCGTCCTAGAAAAGACACGTATTTATAATCAATAATTACATTACCAATATGTCAACCTTTATATCGAATGGAATTATGTATTCCCTCGACGACAACAAGGCAGAAGTCGTCAGATGTATGGACCAGAATGTTTCTGGTGAGGTAGTGTTGCCTTCGTCTGTGTCTAATGATGGAAACACTTATGAGGTGACAAGCATCGGCCCTTGTGCGTTCTATTGTTGTTTTACGTTGTCGTCTGTGGTCATTCCAAATAGCGTGACAATCATCGGACAAGATGCGTTCTGTGGGTGTTCTTTGTTGTCGTCCGTGGTCATTCCAAATAGCGTGACGAACATAGAGGATGGTGCGTTCCATAGGTGTTATTCGTTGACGCCCGTTGTCATCCCAAATAGCGCGACAATAATCGGCGAGAATGCGTTCTCTGATTGTCGTTGGGGGGTTGTCGTTCGTTTGTAGAGTAGAGAGTAGAGTAGAAAGTAGAGTAGTGTTGAAAGTAGTATTATTTGTAACTGTAACTAATTATTTTTTTTATTTATATAATTTTTTGGTTTACTAGTTAATTTTGTAATTATGTACTAATGAAATTCCTACTATTTATTTATAATAATATAACTAAAATACTAAATAATATAGTAACAACTCAACGACATTACACGAAAACTTACAACAAAAAATCGCAAACAAACGCACGACCCTCACCAAGGATACACAAAGCACCGAAAAAATGAAAATATACTATAACACACATTTTTCATAACATATTCACAATTCACAAATAGTTCTCACCTATTTCCTTTTTTTTGATTAAATCCATTAATTTTGGTTTAACTTCCGTACGCAATATACTTTTTAGTTCTATGTCTTCTTTGACACGCAATAACTCGACGGAATTATACCAATATGTCGTATCTATATCAGACCACCTCCATTCTGAATATTTTCCTAATAATAACCACGTTTTTACATTTAAAACACCAGCCAAATGAACTATAAAAGTATCAATTGTTATTAATAAATCTATGTTTTTTAATAAACAAATAGTATCTTCAAATGGAACATCGTTATCTATGTCAAAAAATGTTATTTTGTCTTTCAATCTTTTATTTTCTTTTAAATCCAAATTGGCTTTATCATTTTCTATACTATCCTTTTTATGCAAGCATATTAATTCTATATCTAAATCTGATAATATATCAAAATCTAATAATGGAATATTTTTTTCTATAAATGAACTCAACAACCCATTATAAACAAATCCTACTTTTAATTTTTTAAATGAACTACATTTTTCATTCCAATATAATAATTTATTATTATTGACATTTATATAATTTTTAAGATTCGGTTCAATATTTGTTAATTTCAATATATACGGCAATGACATGATATATACCTTGTAGTTATATTTATGTATAATTACCGTATCTATTACCATTATATTCTCATATTCCTTAAAAATGTGTTTTATTTCTTTTTTGCAAAAATAAGATATTTTCATTTCTGGAAATAAAATATACAACTCTATAATAAAACGATAATATTGAATATTATCGCCATATCCCTGTTCGTAAATTACCAACAGACTATCGCATTTATCTTTTCCATTCCAATTATCTATCGGGACGTCAACTCTTTCTTTTAATCCAGTTTGAACATTAATATCATTATTTTTCAATCTTGTTTCATACAATTCAAAACCTTTTTTAAAATCTCTTTGTCCTAAAAATGCGAAACACGCATTATAAATTACAATGTTATTTTCAAGATTGTCTTTTATGTTTAACGAATTATACTTATTAAAATAATAAATCGATTTATCATATTTTTTTAGAAAATAATATAGTTGGATCATCATGTTTAACAATTTTAAATCATTCTTTGTAATATTGTATGCTTTATTTAATGTATTTTCTGCGTTTTTATATTCTTTTAAATTGACATAACACACTGATATGTTTTTATATACATCAAGTAATGGATACATTATTATTACTTTTTTAAAATAATGAAGCGCTAATTTAAATTGATTTAAATTAAAATAACATATAGCTATTTTATGTAGCATGAAATAGTTTTCTTTATTGTTTGCTATTATATTTATATAACACTTCACAATAGCTTCATAAAACATATTTTTTTTTTCATAAATCTCGCCTAATTCATTGTAATAGGTATCTATGTTATTTGGTTGTTCTTTTATAATTTTATTATAACATTCGATTGCTTTATCATAACTATTTTCTTTTACAAAATTTATCCCTTCTTTGTGCAATGTATTTATATAATTATTCATCAACGACATAATATTTATTATATATTTTATTCTTTATATTAATAGACCGAATAACTTTTAATTTCAACAAAATCTGATTTTAATAATACATTTATTTCATTTTTTATCTGACTTCTTATATCATTATTTATATAAACACTGCGAGCAATTTTTATAAACTCCTTATCAAATTCTTTTTTTTTTTCCTTTTCTCGTATACTATCTTCAATGTCCCATAAAGTTTTGTTTATAAATCTCAATTTATTAAATAAAACGACGTCTAAATTTAAATTATCAATATATGGTTTTAAGTATTTTAATTCGGTGTCTATCATTTCTATTTTGTTATTATCTACAATTTTTTGTTTTTTTATTTCCAATATTGTATATTTATCATATAATTCTCCCAAAGATACATTAATTGATATCATTTGTATTATTACTTTATATTATTAATTTGTATTATTAACTTGTATTATTAACTTGTATTATTAACTTGTATTATTAACTTGTATTATTGTCTATCACATTAA